GTCTGATGAAGGCCAGGTTATTGTAGCGTACCTCATGAAGAGGGCGCTATATGCCGCCTTGCTGGAATTATTTAAACCATATGGATCTGCAATTGTATGTTTCATTTTGTGTGGCTTTTTAGCTGATGCTAGACTTTTTCTCTTATCCTTTCCTGTCCTATATCATTTTTGTTTGGAAGGGAAGAAAGTTTATGATGAAATTCGAGAGCAAGTCATTGAAGAGCAATGCCAAGTTACTAGACCATCTGAGCGTTTTATGAACATTTCTTGGGCAACCAAGAAGAGGATTATTACCGCTTTAAGTGTCATTGGACTTTGGAAGTTGTTTGGTCTTTTGGTTTCTAAGTGGAAGGAATTCCCTAAGAACCAAGCTGCACCATACGTGAAGTTGGAACCCGATGCGAAGCCTTATCAAAAGGAAACTGAGTTTTGGGATACACGTTCTACGGAGGAAAAATATCAATTTGGGGACGCAGGTCTGACGCATACTGCTAGGACAGTCTCACCAACACAAATTGACAATATTGTAGGCAAGAAATTGCTGATGGTTATCAAAGAAGATGGAACTGCTTGTGATGCATTGCCTCTCAAGTCCAACGTTTTTCTGTTGCCTAATCACTTTGTGAATAAGAAGACAGAGTTCGTCAGGGCTGTACGAGTTGGTGGTCACACTTTCAAAAATATTCCATTATCCGCAGACATCTGTGAACGCATACCAGGAACCGATTTGGCAATCTGGTATAGTCCCTCAATGGGACCTCAGAAGGACATCACGGCCCTCTATCCATTAGATATTAATGAAGAGAAAAAGCTTGAAGTTTATACTCTTTACAACAATCAAGGTAAGATGGCTAAGTATGCCAAGATGATGGCAGTTAGACAGAAAATTACAACAACCGATGGTGGCCGATTTAGCGGTTATAAGTATACTTTCCCCGAAGAAACTTTCGGAGGTTTGTGTATGGCGACGCTTATTGGTAATGCTAAAGGAATTCCCTTTATTGCAGGCCATCATTTAGCAGGAAGAGCCCATCAAGGGGCAGCTGGATTCGTGACACGAACACAAATTTTGGAGGCTATTACTCGTTTAGAGGAACGTCCTGCCGTGTTTACATCACATTCATCAACGCCCATGAATACATCAGCATATGGTGTTTCATATGGTCCTTTGACTGCACCCAATCCAATGTGCCCTACTAATGATCTATCAATTGATTCTAAGATTAAAGTTTATGGTGCACACACCATGCCAGGGGCAAACAACACTAAAAGCAAAGTGGTGACTTCAGTTATCTCCGCTTCAGCTGCCAGGATTATGGGCATCCCTAAGATGCACGATAAGCCTGAAGACATTG